AAGTCAGGATGCTACTTATCCACATCATACCTTGACTAACTTTCCGTTGTCAACTTTGAACTTATCCACATCGGCGGCGATGGTGTGCTCACCTTCACAACCTACGCATATAAAGACATGTCCACGGCGTACCCACTTGTGCTCTCGCTTAGGTTCCGGAGAGCCGGTATAGGTGTCGTGGTCTTTCGGGAACAGTGCTTTATTTTCTAGCAGTGACATCTCGTGCTCGTTTGTGTATCTCCACTGCGTCTATCACAGAATCATACGCAGCGCATATCTGATCCATAAGCGCATACCGCCACCCTATCTCTTCTAATGTCTTACAGGTTCCTGCCGTCTTCTTCATCTGATGTTCCAGTGCTGCCTTCTTCCGGTTGATGATACCTTTCAGGATATTCCATGCTTCGGATTCTGATAAAGACAGGAGCGTTTCTTCGTCTCCTTTCACTGGTTTCTTTATTATCTTCGTCGCCTCCTGTACAGGGGGGCGGAAGAAATCAGGGACTAACGCTTGGTCTTGGGGTCTCATTGCTGTTGTGGTACTCCGCCCATTCCTCCCATGAGTTGCTGAGCTACCTGTTCTATCTCAGGGTCTTCGTAATGTTGTTCCTGTTGTGGTGGCATGCCTTGTTCCGGCATCATCTGTTCTTGCCCTGGTTGCATCATCTCTTCCTGCTGTTTCTGTACGATGATACGGTCTTCGCGCATACCCTTCTTCAGCAAGACTTCCTTTAGAAGTTCTGACGCTTTTACATCGTACCCTTCTTCTTGAATCTTCTGCATGAATCCTTGGCGTTCATCTATCATCTGAATAATTTCTATGATGTCCTGAATGTCCTTGTCGAGGTTTGGTTTTGCGGTTGAACCTGTTTCTATTCTGTAATCAAACTTGACGGGTTCCTCTCCTTCCATAAAGAGTTCCCTGTCCACGTATACTTTGCCGGTGTTTTCCGATAACATCTCCACAATATCCGGGTACATCTCGGCTATCCGTTCTATATCTTCCCCGAACAAGCGAAGGACTTGCGGTGCTTCTAGGTTCTTGACGTTGAGCATTATCCAGCGCTCCATAACCTGCTTGAGAGTGTTCTCCAGCATGGTTTGTTCCCAAAAGTCCTGTGCGGACTTGCTTGCCTCCTGAGAGCGTATCGCCTGCGGTGTTCTGCCGAGGGCGCTCTCTATCTGGGAGCTTCCTGTGGTGTCCGTAGTTCCTGCTTGGTTTAGCATTGCCGACACCATAAGCCCGTACGCGGAGTTAAATGTGGCGTCCGGATCTTGCCCTGCGTTAAACGGTACGACATCCTGTCCGGGTGTGTTCATAAACCAGAAGGCACCGGGGTCAAACTTCAGGGATGACATAACAACATTATCCGGGTTTACCATACGCGGTGGTCTGAGTTTCTCCCTGACGGATGTTAGGTACATGTTGATGAGGGAGTTTGTGCCGAATTGCAGAGACTTGCCACGTTGGAATGGCCCCAAGCCCATAGGCCCATCAAACATAGGTATGGAATGTTTAGCCACTACGGGAAGCTGTCCTTCTAGGTCGTTGTTGTTTACCACGCGCAAGAGATATTCCCTGCCCTTCTTGGTGTTCGCACGTTTCGCCCACGTTATCCACTTGTCTCCGGTGTACTGCGTGAAGGTCTGTATCTTCGGGAACTTCTCATCTCCTGTCTGAGTGGGATACCACATCTTCTGTGTATAGCTTGCGGTGTTGTCTTGTTGCTTTACATCTCCCCCGCCCTTGCCAATTTCCGTTGCAAGGTCTCTAATCTCATCTGCGTTCCACACATCCGGGTTATGCTTTGCTTGGTCTTGTAACCATTTCAAGGATATGCGGTTGCCAACTACGAACCAGTCCGCATCTTGCACGGATACTCCGGGCTGTGGAAATGCATCGTATATGTTTATCAGTAACAGTTCGGGGCCTACATAGTTTTTTCTGATTCTCCACGGGGTGAGGGCAAACATACTGCCATACACTCTTGACCAGAAGGACATCATCATCTGCTTGATAAGAAAATCCCACTGCTCGTTTGCATGTTCCATTTGGTAAGACAAAAGCATGTTCATCAGCATGTTCTTGCCGATGTCATCTTGTGAAACGGAGAACGCTTTACCGGAGGGGTTTTGCGCTGCTACTCGTGCGGTTCTCTCCAGTTCTATTGTTGCAACACGCGGGTCAAATACTTTGTTTTCGTTTTGCTGTGCTTCCCGGTGTTCGGACAATAACATGGACTCAAAGTTCAGCCACTTCTCACGGAGTGTTGCAAGGGAGTTTTCGCTGTCCTTCTGATGTTGTATCGCACCTTCTAGCTCTTGCTTTATTGACATACTGTTATGATATCACAGTTCTTGCTGATACGGTAACAACGTAATCGGTTATCTTGCCTTTGTGTTTGCGTACCTGTACAGAGATGATACCGTTATCCGTTTGCTCCAGTTGTTTTTGAAGTTCTACAAAGTACGGGGCTTCCTTGTTCAGAAGTTCCCGGAGTTGTTCAGGAGTATATAGGGTTGCCATACTTGTCGAACATCTCTTGCTTTTGCAAGTTGTTGAATACCGTTTCCATACGGTTGATATTACCAACCTTCTGTGATAGTGCATACCGTATCGCGTCCATAGTGTGAGAGTATTGGTGTTCCGGTTTCTGTGTGACGTTTCCGTCCTTGTCAGTTTCCCACAGATAGTTCCGGTATTCTCGTATTATGTTTGTGCTGCGCTTGGTGACGCTTATCTTTTCTTGTTGCACTTTGTTTATACCGTGCCGGACACTGTCCTTGCCTTTTGTTGCCGGTAGTATGGTGACGCCTTGCTCTTTTATTTCATCAATACTCTTTGGTTCCGCGCTGTCCGCTATCACGTTTGCCTTTGGTTGGTTTAAGAATACGTCGGCGATGTCCCGGTTCTTCATTCCCACCTGATACACGATCTCATCCAGTATGTACCCGCCGTTATAATAATATATTGCCACTATGGTTGTGGGGTCATTTGTATAACCAAAGTCTAGGCCGTATCGTTCCAATCGGGCTTCGTGAGGTACGGTGTCTATGATACGCCAGCCGTTGTATATCTTGCCTTCCAGTTCCCCGAGTTGTCCTTCTCCGAACACTTGCCACCAGTCCTTGCGTTCTTTACGTTGCTCTATCGACTTCACGATTGAGGGGTCAAGTGCTTCGTTATCTTTGTACGTTAATATGATATGTTCGCAATCGCTCCGGTCTTTTACGGTTTCGTAAAACCAAAACTCTGATACCGGATTCCAGTCCAAGAATATAAAACGGTTTGTACGAACTTCCAGCTGTTCGAATGTTTGGAATGGAATGTTATTTGCTTCGTTTATAAATAGTCTGTCACGCCTTGGTCCCCGGACTTTACTTGCTTGGTCTGCTGAAAAGAATTCTATTTTGCTACCGGTTTCAAACGTGTATACATAATCTGTTTTATTCCACAAGTCCGGATCAAAGTATTCGTGCTCTTCCATAATTAAAAGAAAGTCGCGCATTGCTCCACGTTTTAAATGTGGGAATGACTCTGATACTATGCTTGTTGTTGTTGACTTCTTATCCGTTTGCGCCTTGTCAATAAGATACAACAATATGGAAATTGTTTTGCTTGCGGATGTTCCGCCTTGCACTGCTCGAATACGTTTACTTAGTTTCGCTATCTTCCGCGTTGCTGTTGTTACTTGAAAGGCCATTCAGTATTGATATTGGCTTGCCTTTGGTGGTGTGGTCAAGTTCTTGACGGTCACGCCAGCCGAAGTTTTTGAGTGCGAATATGTCTGTTGTTCTGCCGCGTTTGCGCATGTCCAATTCATATGCGTTGTGTACCATTTCCTTTGCTTTCTTTACGGCGTCAAAATACTCTTCCTTTGATTCATAGTTCATCAATGTTTCGCGACTTGTGTCAAGTGCCAATGCCAAGCCGGTGATTGTCCATTCAGTTATAGGGGTACATGCAAAGTATTTGTCAATACGTTGCTGAAGGTCTTCCACCGTTTCAAACTTTAATGGTCTGCCCATTCTTCTAGCCATAGTGAAAGTATACCACACTTTGTAAAGCTGTTGCCAATACGTTGGGTTTTTGGCTTTGTATAGCAACATTAGTAATATGCTCTTGACATGGTATGATACAGGTGATACACTGGTTACAGATACAGAAAGAGTATCACCACCGCAGGTAAGCGGCGTACACTACAAAATCACATACCGATAACTGCCGCGCGCGTGCCTTGCTAGGTAGGGCGTGGGGTATATCACGATACATGCCGAGGGTTATCCTTAATTATATAACAATGGCATACACAAAGGAACAGAAGAAGGAATACTTCCAGGGCTTGCGCGAACGCTGGTCCAAAGCTAAGAGCGACGCTGAAAACGACGCCGGCGCGCGATCACAGTGGCAAGCTATGGCGCAACAAGGTCACGGTATATCTTATACCGGCTTTTATTTCACCATGCTACAGATGCGATCTGCAGGACTTGAGGGCTTGCCGTATATAGACTGCAAGACATTCAAGGGCTGGCAAGAACACGGGTTCCGTGTTCGCAAAGGTGAGAAGAGCGTCATACAGGGCTTGACATGGCTGCGGGCTCATTCTTCAGATGATGAAGAAGATCCGGACGCGCCGCTATATCCGAAGGCATACGCGTTGTTTCACCGGTCACAAGTTGATCCGAAATAGAGTATTCGGGCTATCCATAAGGGTAGCCCCTGGCATGTATCACAAGGGCTTATATAACTATACGATCACGTTTCCACACTTGCGTACACACTCGTGGGCTCATTACTAGCGCGCAAGGGATAGGAAATATTATATGATTATTAACGAGGCAAATCTAGCAGTACATACATTTACCGGAAACGAGGACGACGGACGGGCTGAGATTTCGGTGAGGATATGCCGGAAACGGTCAAGCACGGGCTGAACGCGCCGGTCATCGTTCCTACATCTGCAGTCAAGAAGGCAATACGAAATATACCTAAGAATCCGAGTATACCCGTGCTGAAGAATATTGGGATCGCGACGGATGAGGGCGACACCGTGACGCTATCAACGACAGACCTTGAAACGGCTGACATCGTGAAATCGCGAACCGTAGACGGCAAATATCCGGAATGGCAACAGATCATGCCGGACGGTGAACCGCTTGCAACCATAACAGTAAGCGCGAAATACTTGCAGGATATGGCGCAATACTTCGCGAAATATGACGCAGGTGGTCAAGTAGACATGGCGGTATATGGTACAGAAAAGCCGGTGAAGATGACCGGTACAACCAAGGATGAGCAGGCAATCACTGGCCTACTTATGCCTATACGGAAATAGTGAAACTATCCCGCGAGTGCGGGGACGTGATCCGATAACTGCCGCGCGCGTGCCTTGCATGGCGCCCGCTTGTGTTGTGTTGAGCGCACCGCGAGGGAACACGGCGCGGCGGTTACGGTACAGCATCTCGCTGTTAGGCCTTGCCGGTATTGCTACATTATACATTGAAATACATATACATGTCAATAGTATGTGTGGTGTACCGGCAAGGTGGCGGGATCTCCGCATGGACGTGGCATAGTGTACGGTGCTGCGTCCGTGCGGGGGTTTATTATTAGAAAGGAGGAAGGTATGAAATATACAGAAACGCGAAACGTAGGAAAGGCAAAATACGTTATCAGCTACTATGACGGCGTGAAGAAACACGGCGACGGTAGCGAGTTTTGGGATATACGTATATTCTCCAACAAGAAAATGAGAGATGCGTTCATTAAAACGCTGGTGAAGGCGTGAGACATAACATCTCCGCCGGTGCTCGTGGATCATGGGCACTGGTGGGGGTCTTATCCTTAAAACAGGTATATGATTCACAATGCAAAGAAGGCGCGAAACCTTGCCTACCTTTGTTTGGTAGCGGGGTTTGTAGGTGGTATGTTCGTACAGTTTCCAAGCTCGGAGGCTGAGGAGGTCAGCGTGCCTATGGTTCCGGAGGCGGAACTGTGGGATATGTTCGAGCTTGTGAGAGCGCGCGAGAGAGAGCTGGAAACGCTGAGGGGTACATTGTCCACGTATGAGGAGAAATCCGCCGGATGAGGCAGCTCGGCAGATGAACTGTCCCAACGGTATCACTGCTTCCGGCAACGTGCCGGTGGCGGGGGTAGATGCAGCGTGCGGGCCATCGTATCTCGGCAAGCGTATCCGTGTGAATGGGCAGGAGCTCGTTTGCTCGGATCGTGGAGGAGCTATCCATGATGGACGAGTGGATATCTACCTACCAACATACGGTGAGGCGTTGCAGTACGGAAAACGTACAGTTCAAGTAGAGGTTCTTTAGTAAGCCTGAGAGCGTACCGCGTTGCGCTCTCTTTTTTGTATATAATGAAAGTATTTCTTTGTTTATGAGGGGTTATCTCTCTCTCTTGACATTTTCCTTAAAGTGTGGTGATAACTATATCACCGTAGGGGTACGGGTGTAACCCGTAAGGGGGCGCGCATCTAAATGCGCCCCCGTACCCGTAGGAGTATAGTTACCTAAATGTAGTAGGCAATACATATATAGGGCTTGCCTCTTTGCCCACGTCGCACTATTTTGAGGCGTACAGGCGTGTAGAGGCAAAATGATGTAGGCAAAGGGGTGCCTTTTTTAGGGGGGTCTTTGCCTACTTCGTATGCAATACTTGTTTTGTTATGTCAATAGGTTATTGCGGGGTTTTCTTTCCTGTGATACGCTTCTTTTGAAGGTGAAGTTATACCCACTTTCCGTCACGCGAATGATGGTGAGAGCCGTGCTTGACACGGCTTTTCCATTCGTGCTATCATGGTGGTAATGGTGGTCCCCCATATTATCATTCGCGAATAGAGAGCGGGGCGGGGGACCATCCTACCCCGCTTTCTGTTTGGGAGAACATACAATGCACGTAATGATTCATAAAGAAAACAGGTTTATGCCCTCAATATCATGTGATTATTGTGGTGATTTAATAGTGGGGAGCGGTAATGCGGTGTGGAAGGGGAAGGAGCTGATACATGATTCTGTGGATTCAGCGAGAATATATCACTATCACAAGAGATGCGACGCTCTCAGGGGGGATAGAAGAAAAGAGAAAGTGGAAAACTTTGAGTGTTTTGAGGACATTGGCGTCTGTTTGAAGTCAACACTGTACAACACGGTTGATAATGACAAGGAGAGGAGGGCAGTGGCGAAGACACTGACGGAATCAGAGAGAGAATACCGTAGCTTGGATATCTAATATGCCTCGGTTTCGTTCTCACTTCCGCTCATGCTTTGGTAATAGGTATGACAAGCAAGACATATCTGCGTTGAGAGTGGCGGAACGGTATGTGCACGAACCTATCAAGCGAGCAGGGAGGATACACATGATGAGATGTCCGTTTCATGGCGATACGGACGCTTCATTTGCCATATATGAAGACCATTACCACTGCTTTGCTTGCTCATGGCATGGCGATCCGGTCAAGTTTGTAAAGGAAATCACCAACTGTACTTGGGAAGAGGCCAGAGAGAGGGCTGTGTCGGCGTGAACAGGAAAGAATACTCGGAGAAAAAGGGAATACCGGAGGACTTCCTCCGAAATGTTTGCGGTGTCGGGCAAGGTGTTGTGGAAAACAAGGAGGCGGTTCTGTTTCCGTACTACGACACGGAAAAGAAACAAAAAGTTATGCGTTACCGTACAGACGGGCCTGTAATTACAAAATCTGGAGACAAACAGACAATCCCATACGGGGTGTGGCGTCTGAAAGAGTGGGATAACAAGTGCATCTTCATTGTTGAGGGAGAGTCGGACTGTCAGACGATGTGGTACTGGGGGTGGCCAGCCATCGGAGTTCCGGGGATGATGTGGCCGAAGAATTGGGACAACTTCATAAAGAGGTTTGAGAAGGTATATGTTATCAAAGAGCAAGACGCGGGAGGAGGGCATCGTTTTGTAGAGCACATCGGAAAGAACAGCATGATTGTTGATAAGATGTATGTGTTTTCGCTCCCCGGATACAAAGATGTATCACATCTTCATCTTGAAAAAGGAAAACAAGAAGGAGAAACAATCATTATCGGCTCGCTGAACAGCGCGGAACGGTTAGGGACACCGCTTGTGAACAACACGCTTGAGAAACTCCGGCAAAAGAAGTGGGAGGGAGTTGAGTTTCATGTTAATAATGTCATACCGAAAGGAATGATTACGCTTATTACCGGAAAGCGTGGATCGTACAAGACATATATCGCGGCGCTTGACCTGATACGAGCGTTTGTGGAGGGTGATGACAATGTGTGGGGTACATTCTCCATACAGA